TGCCAGCCCTGACGCTGGTGCCGCCTGCGCCAGCCGCGCCGTCGTCGTTGCCGCCACCGCCGCCCGCGCCACCATCGATGGCATCGCCGCCCGTGTTGACGCCAGCCGTGCCGGTGGTCTTGCCCCCTCCGCCGCCGCCGCCGCCACCATTCGCGCCGTCGCCGCCTGGGCCGTTCGTGCTGCCACCGCCGGTTCCGCCGCCGCCGCCACCGCCCTCGCGCGCGTCCGCCGCCGCTGCCGCTGCGGCCAAGCCGAGGCCACCGACGGCGCCAGTGGCGCTAGATGTCCCGGTAGCGCCGGCGCCGCGAACCCCGCCACCGCCTCCACCGCCTGCACCGTCGTCGCTCGCCGGGCCACTGCCGCCACCGCCACCGCCGTAGGCCGTAAGGTGCGAACCGAACGACGAGTTGCCGCCGGCTGCACCGTTCGCCGTGCCCGATGTGATCGCAGGGCCGCCAGCGCCGACCGTGACTGTTTCGCTCGAACTGAGTTCGGATAGCGGCTTGAAGATGCGCGAGTAGGCGCCGCCTCCGCCACCACCGCCAGCGCGCGGGGTATTGCCGCCTCGGCCGCCACCACCGCCAGCGCCCCAGCACTCGATAAGCGCGAGGTTGCCCTTGGCAGGCTTCGTCCATGACGTGGTGCCGGCCGTGCTGAAGGTCTGAAGATCCGACCCAGCGCCGCCGAGCCACGACCCGGAAATGTACGAGACGAGGAAGCCGTTGGCTTTGTGGAACACCGTCCACCCATCGGCCGGGTCCATGAAGGCCCATGCCGAGCCGGTCCAATAGGCGAGGTCGGCACCGTGGCCGACGAAGGCGCCGGTCGGCACGCCACCCACGATCCAGAACTTCCCTGTCGTCGGCGAGCCGGGCGGGGTGTTGAGCGTGTCCTCGACCACGATGCCGCCGGGGAACTGCAACGCTACCGGCGCAATCGAGCCGTCCGCGAACGTCACCGCGAAGGCGCCCCAGCCGGTGTCGGTGAACTGCGTGTTCTGCCCGGTCGCTTCGTTGAGCACCGTCGCGCCGATTTCCGGCACCGCGAACACCCATCCGCGCCGCGTCAGGTAGGCCAGGTTGTCGTCCTGCCCCGCGAACGCCCCGGTGCCCACCCCGACAATGTAGGCATCGCCCACCACTTCGGAGCCCGTCGGAACCGTCGCCGTCGAGAGCACAGAGTTCAGCGAGATCGATGCCGCATCCTCGATGGCGTAGCGAAGGCCGTTGCCGGTCACCAGCGTGGTCAGGCCGTCGTCGGGCGTCGTCGAATCCGTGAGGTCGAGGAAGTAGCCAAAGCCGGTGGTCGCCGAGAACACCAGCAAGGGCGGCTCGCCGGTATCGAACTCAAGGTCGCCAAGCTCTTCACCAACGTTCAGCACGTAGCCGAAGCGCTTCACCATCGCCTCGAGCAAGGTGTCGACGACTAGGCCGCCCTCCGCCGTCGCGGCGGTGCGGATTGGGTTCTGCGCCATGATGTTCCTGAGGTCTTACGCTGCCGCTTCGAGCGGCGTTTCGAGGTCGGTCGACCAGCCTTCAATCACGCTGGCCGAGGTGCCGGTGAGGCTGAGCGAAACCGAGAAGTCGGAGTTGATGCTGAGCGCATCCACCCGGTAGAGGCCGTTCATGTCATCGTAGGGAGAAGGCGCGTCCCAGTTCACCACGTCGCCCACCTCGAGCTGGCGGTTCGCCTTGCCAGAGGCCACCAGCACCGAGATATCGAACACGCCCGACACGGTGCGGCCGACGGCGTTCTCTTCCATCATGGCGAAGCCGAGCCGCTGCGCCGCCGCCGGGCTGTCGCAGTAGCGGAACGTCACGCGCTCGGACGAGGGGTTGTCGAGCGCCGTCGCGGGGTAAGCCGTTTCAGCCGATTGGCCGTAGCGGGAGGCCGGGTAGAACTGCGCCACCACGCCATCGATCAGCGAGCGGGTGTCCGGCTCGTTCTGCGCACTGATCTGGTCGCGCCACTGGCCCTTGTGGATCGTCGCCACCGCCTCGGCTGCCCGGTCGGCGCGGATCACGTACTGGCCTTCGGTCGCCACCAGCATGCCGCGGTTCATCTGCAGCATGTCGCCCAGCACCGCGATCGGGCTCTCGGTCGAGTAGACCATGCCGTTGATCCGGCCGCGCTGCTCGCTGCCGTCGAGCGTCGGGATGTATTCGCGGTCGATGCCGATGCTCTCGGCTGCCGCCCCGTCCGCCACGTCGTCGCGATCCACCTGGCCACCGAGGTCGTCGCAGAGATAGTCCTCGATCACCACCGTCGCCGTGTCGGTCCACGTCCAGGTGGTGGCGTCGTCCGGGTCCTGCGCCGGGTCGGTGCGATCGTAAAGCCTCAGCCCGCGCACCCGCACGAGGATCTGCGGATAGGCGACGCCCCAGAGTTCTGCGTGATGGTCGGCCGAGTTGCCGTAATCCATGTCGAGCACCAGCGTGCAGATGCCGCGCTGATAGAACGCCGCCCACTTCGTCGCGCGGGTCGCATCGCCGGGATAGAACTCGTCGGGCGGCGAGGGGAACCGCGCCGCGATGATCGGGTCGACGCCCTGCGTATCGGTGCCGCTGCGGAACGATGCCCGGATGTAGGCAATCGAGCCATCGAACCACGGAGCAGTCACCCCGTCCTGAATGCCGCCCACCGCCGCGCCGAAGAAGCACTCGGTGCCGTTGATCGAAATGCTGACGAGCCCGTCGCAGATGCCTTCACTCAGCGCCAGCCCGAACACCCACCGATCCGGCCCCGACGAGCCGCCAGCCGCCACCGTCTTGTGGAAGAACACCGCGCCGGCCGTGGTGATCGTGCCATAGGCCCGCCCCACCTCGAGCAGCGCATCGAACTCGGGCAGCGACGTGCCCTGCGTCTCCTGCCGCGCCTGCTGCTGCCGCTTGCCCGCCCCGCCGATGAGGTAGCTCAGCCCGTAGCTGGCCGCCGACAGGGCAAGGCTCACGCCCACCTGCACGAGCAACTGCCCGACAGCGCCGATCGAGGCGTACCACGCCCCCACCGCCGCAATCGTCCCGGTGATCGGGTCGGCATAGGCCGGCGAGATCAGCGCCGTCGAAACGAGCAGCGCAAGGCTAAGCCTCCGCATGCGGTATCTCCCATATCCGTTCCGGCGCCGCGCCCAGTGTCGCCCAGCCCTTGCCGGTATTGCTGACGATCCACCGGCTCTCGCCGTCGAAGATCGCCGGCACCCCGATGCCGTCCTCGGCGGTGTAGACGCCGATCATCACCGCGCCCTGCCGTGGCCCGTCCGCCTCTTCCCAGCCCACCGCGCGCGCCAGATTGTCGACGGCCTTCTCGACGGCCGTCTCGCCCTCGCCGCCCGCCGCAAGCCGCAGCAGCGCGTGCTTGGCGCTCGCCTCGGTCCACGCGATCCCACGCCAGTCCGACGCATGGTCGATGCCGGTCGCCTCGAGCACGAAGTCCGCCACCCAGATCAGGCACGGATAAGACCAGTCGAGTCCGGACCGCGCCCGGGCGATGGCATGTGCAACCGCTTCACGCATCGCTATCCCAGCCGCCAGTCGATCGGCTGTCCCGACTTCGCCACCCGCGAGGTGAGCGCCAGCCCATAGTCACCGGGGAACCGCTCGAGCTGGCTCTCGTGGCTCCACTTCCGGCCGGTCGGCTTGTCGAACCGCGGCAGCGCCTCGAAGCAGTTCAGCATCAGCTTCACCGTCCCGTCGCCGCCGATCTCGCGCTGCATCGTGTCCTGGTCGAGCACCTTCACCAGCAGCGGGTCGGCAATGATCTGGTTCGAGCCGTTGAGCGCCCCGAGCCATAGCCTCGCCTGCCGCCCCTTGACGCTCTCGTCCATCCCCGCCGCCGCCTCGCCGGGCAAGCCGTTGAGCGCGAACTGCTGCTGACGCCAGCTCAGCGCATCGCCCCGGTCCACCGTCGATACCGAGTAGATCGTGCCGACGCCGACGAAGGTGTGCCCGTCCCACGCGATCGGCTGCATCCCCGACCACGCATAGAGATCAGCTCCCGCCGTCTCGAACCACGCCAGCCAGCAGAGATTGCGGGAGGGCGAGCGCAGCGCCTGCGCCATGGCGTAGCTAAGTGAAATCTGGAACCTCCTGGAACACCAGCGTGAACGCCTGCCCCACCTGGTTGAGGTCCATGCTCAAATCCTGACCACCTGAGATCAGCCTGAAGAGGCCGGTCGGCTTCACGGTGTTGACCGCATCGTCGACGGCCACGCCGTAGCGCAGCGGCGGCTGGATCAAAACCGTCGCCTCGCCGCCACTGTCCGACGCGACGTCATCCTCCACCACGTAGAGGTTTTCTCCGATGCCCAGCATGTCGCCGGCCATGAACGCGGTCGCCTGCGAGGCCACGAGGTTCTTGAGCGTGATCGTCTCGTCGCCTGCCGAGGCATCGACCGCGACATTGACCACCGGCCCGCTGCCACCCGTGCCGCGCGGCTGGCTGCCGAACACGTCGGCCGTCATCGTCGGGTCGTAGAGCCGCGCCAGCACCTTGCCGCCCCGCAGCTTCATCACGAAGCGCCGGTACAGCAGGAACGTGTCCTTGTCGGAGATCGCGAAGGTGAACTCGGGTTGCCAGAACACCGCGCTCGGCCCGTTGATCGTCGCGACGGGGTTGAAGTTGCCCGGCCCGCTCGATGCGTTGAGGTAGCTCGGATTGAACTTGGCGAGCACCACCCGGTAGAGCGCGTCGGGCATCGTGATGATGTCAGGCATCGCTTACCCCAGCCACTTGTCGCGCTGCGCCGTCGCCACGGCGGCCGGCGAAGTCGTCTTGACCACCTGCACGGCATCCTCATGGGCCTGCTGCAGGATCTTGCCGATCAGCCCCTGGTCGATCTGCACCAGCACCCGGCTGGTGCCGCCAGAAAGCGACTGCCCCCGGCTATGGTCGATCACCGTCTCGTTGGGGTGCAGGATGGCCGGGAACCCGCCCATGCCATCGACGCCGCCTGATCGCGCGCCGCCGCCGGTGTAGCCGCCGCCGGCAAAGCTGCCGACGTTCAGCAGGTTAGCACTGCCGGCAATGCGGCCCGGCTGCGACCATCCGCCACCGAAGCCGCCGCCGAACAGGTTGCCGAAGAAGCCGGTGATCGCCGAGTTGAGCAACTGCTTGCCGAGATCGCCGAGCACGTCGCTCAGCGCCTTCACGGCCGGAACACCGTCGAGCACCGAACTGGCGAAGCTGCTGAAGGCCCCCGCCAGGCTGTCGCCGATCGTCTTGGCGAAGTTCTCGACCTTGGGCTGGGCATCGTCGACGCCGGCCATCAGGTCGGTGACGGCAGCCTTGGCGGTCTTCGCCCCTTCGATCACCGGCACGAAGGGCTTGGTAGCCGCTGGCTTCTGGACGTTGATCTTGCCGTCGCCGCCGAAGTTGAACCCGGCGTAGAGGTCAGGGTTGAACATCCCGACACCCGATTCCGCCCGGGCCGTGCTGAGGTCGCTCCACAGCTTATTCTTCTGGTCGGGCATCATGCCGTCGATGGCGTTGCCGCCTGCGGCCGTGTCCATCCCGTTGAGCCAGTCGAGGAAGCCCTTGATCGCGTTCGTGGTGCCGACAACGGCCTGCACCACGACATCGAAGGCCGCGACTAGTGTTGTGGCGAGGGCCTGCGCCGCTTCGGCGAACTGAGGCGAGGCCAGCGTATCGGCCAGCGACTGAAGCGCCGGGAGCGCCGCGACCATCACCTTGTTGACGACACCCTCTATGATTTTGCCGATGCGGGTCATCGTGTCGTTGAACTGCTCGGCCGCGTAGCCGGCTTCGCTGCTGAGCGTCACGCCGAGCCTGTCAGATTCCGCCGCCATCGCCGCCAGCCCGCTGGCGCCAGAATTGAGCAGCGGGATCAGCTCGGCGCCCGCCTTGCCGAACAGCGAGATCGCCAGCGCCGTCTTGGTGCTGCCGTCCTCCATGCGGGCGAAGCGGTCGGCAATGTCGGCGAACACCGCATCGGAGTTGCGGAGGTTGCCCGCCGCATCGGTCACGGCAATGCCGAGCGCCTTGAACGCGGTCGCGGCCGGCCCCTTCGATCCGGTCGAAACGTCCAGCATCGTCTTGCTGAGGCGTCCGAGCCCGCCGGTCAGCTGCTCGAGCGAGATGTCGGAGAAGTCGGCGGCATACTTCAGCCGCGACAGGGCTTCGGTCGTGACGCCGATCTTTTGCGCCGATTTGCTGAGCGCATCGGCATTGTCGATCGCACCCTTCACCGCCACGCCCATCGCCGCGCCGGCCGCAGCTGCCGCAGTGGCTACGGCAGCAAACCCCACTGCGACCGTCTTGCCGAACTTGGCAAGGCTCGCCTGCGACGCCTTGAGCCCGGCACTGAATTGCGCCGTGTCGAGCCCGAGGTTTACGCGCAGCGCCCCGATTACCGCCGAACCAGCCATCGCCTACCTCTTGCCTTCGTTGCCCAGCGTGGCGGCCATGATCCGCACGATGGCCAGCATTTCCGATTGCGTCTGCCGCCGCCCCGGCCGCACGTCACGCAGCAGGAACCGCTCGACCTTCGGCATGCGCTTGGGGTCCATGTGGAACAGCCTGGCTGTCAGGTGGGCCTGCCGTACACGCTCATTGTGCTCACGCCGCTGCCGGCGGCTAGACGCGGTCAGGTGGGTCTCGACCTGCCGCGGCGTCAGCGACCAGAACAGGTCTTCGGAATAGTCCGCCTCGAGGAAATCCGTGAGCATCGCTGCCCACGGCCATCCGTCATTCGTCGCCTGTGAGCGGGGCGTCGATTGCCGTTCGGGAAAGGCGAAATCGCAGCGCCCTCGCCAGCGCCTCCACCAGCGGCTCGCTGCCGCCCTCGACTTCATCCATCAGGGCCCCGGCCCCCATCAGGTCGACGGTCGGGTGCCACTTCTGGAGCGCCCCCCAGAACAGCGCCCGCTGATACTCGACGCGGCCGATCTGCTGGGCGATCTCACCGATGCTCGCCCCGCCGAGCAGCTGCTCGACCTGGGCGATGGCATTGGTGGTGAAGCAGAGCGTGTAGGTGTTGCCGTCAATGGCGAGGGCGATCTCGCCTTTCAGTGCATTGGCCATCGCTTAGCTCAGCACCGGCTTGCCGGAGACCTTGAAGGTCGCCGTCGCGGTCATCTTGCCATCGACCGGCGCCGTCGGCTGGTAGGCCGTGCAAATCCCGGAGAAGGTGAATGTGACGTTCGCGTCGGGGAAATCGATCTGGTAGTTCTGCTTCCCTGCGATGATCGCCGCCACGAACGCATCCCCGGTGTCGGGGATGTAGTTCAGGTCCATCGACACCTCGCCGGCATCCATCAGCCCGGCGATGTATTCGCGGAACCGGTCGGGGCTGGCCATGTGGGTGGCATCGAGCGCATCGCGCGTATAGCCGGGCGGGGTGATGCTGGTCACCTCGGCGCCGAAGTCGGTGAACGTCTCGGTCGGCGAGCCGCCGTTGCCGACCTTGAAGATGGCGCCGTAGCCGATATCCGCAGCAGTCTGGGTCATTCTCGGTTATCCTTTTCAAATCGATAAGTTTCAAGCCGCGTCTAGGCAAGGCCGCTGAAGATCTGATAGTCCGCCGAGTGCATGTGCACGCCCGGCGCCGGGTCAGGGTCGAAGCGCGACCGCTCCGATTGCTTGAAGATGCCCATGAACTTCGTCGTGCCCACCGTGCCGCGATAGCCGCTGAGCCGTGCCTCGATGGCCCGCGCCAGTTCCAGCGCATCGGCCACGGTGTCGCCCCGGCAATCGACCTGCACCCGGCTCTCGACGAGGCCGGACGGCCCTTGCATGTGATAGTCCGGTACGCCGCTGATCAGGTACAGCACCGCCGATGGATCAGGCTTGCCCTGCTCCTTGACGTTCCAGTAGAGCCGGTCGCCGTCGCCGGTGAGCCCGGCAATGGCAGTGTCGGCGAGCAGCAGCGCAGTCAGGTCTTCCTGCATCACTTCCCCGCCTTCTTGGCGGCACGCGCCGCAACCCGCTTCGCAGTCTTGGTGATCTCGTCGCCGAGCGTGTTTTTGATGATGTCCAGCGCCTCGAGCTTCTTCTCATCCCAGGCCGGGCGCATGAACGGTTGCGGGCCGTGATGGCTTGTCCCGAACTCCTGAAGGTGCGCGTAGAAGAGCCTCGCATCGGGGCCGACGAACATCATCGCAAGCGATGCGCCGGGCTGCTCACGCCGAGCCGTGGCCATCGCCCGCCCCGCCTCTGCCCGCGTTCCGCCCGCCTTCATCACTGCGGCGAACTCCCGCGCGCCCGCCGGGTTCTTCAGCTTGGTCGAAACCTTGATGCCGGTATGCAGGTCAGGCGATCCGGTGGCCGGATCGTCGGGAGCCAGATCGGCCGCCCGGTCGGCAATCGGCTGCGCTGCCTTCTGCAACACCCGGTGCAGCACCCGCCGCGCCGTCGCTTTCGGCAGTTCGCCCAACGCCTTGTCGAGGTCGCGCAACCCCTCCACCCGCATCGTCATCTTCATGGTTGCAGGTCCGGCCGTGCCGTAGCGGTGATCTCGAGGCCGACGTTCGTCCCGCCGACCTCCTTGATGCCGCTGATCTCGTAGACCAGCGAGCCGAGCAGCAGCCGGTCCCGCGCGGTCAGCGTCGAGGTCAGCGAGTCGTGGAGCACCTGAAACCGCGTCGTGATGGTCGCCCCCATCTGCGCCGCCCGCAGCTGCTCGCCATCGGACACGTCGAGCTTTTCGGCCCAGCGCGTCGCCAGCGTCGACCACTGCTTCACGTCCTCGTTGAGGGCGTTCTTCGTGCTGACGGCGCGCTGCAGCGTGATCCGCCGCCCACGCGCCCCGGCGGGCATGCCCATTTAGTTCGCGACGCCCGTAGCCTGGAACGACAGGTCCAGGATGGCCGCCGTCTTGGCGATGCCGATGAGCTGCATGTATTCGCCTGCGCCGACATCGGCGAGCGGGCAGATGCCGCCGGCCGTGCCGCTGAGATAGTAGGCCGTGTTGGCAGTGAGGGTGGCGCCGAGCGTGATCTCGCCATCGGTCTGGACGACGATCGGCTGGTTCAGCGACGAGCCGGTGAGCGCGATGCCCGCAGCCGTACGCGCCTCGGACGAACCGTCGGCATCCGCCTTCATCCACTTGCCCGACGTGGCCTTGTAGACGGCCATGCCGGCAGTGATCGTCTCGCCGGCCACACCGACAGTCTGTC